CTCACATTGATGAAGGAACATACTATCTGAGTAGAAACAGATATCACCTTTCAATACTTGGAAGGTATCAATATTTCTGCGGCAAAGAAACTGTCATTGTTGAACCAGGAACTCTTCTTTGGTTCAATAACAAACTACCTCATGGAACCGTTAACATCGGTGATGAAACACGTATAACCTTCGTATTTGACATTCCACATGGACAAAGTTGAAATTCTAATTTTAAGAAATCTTCTTTACAATGAGGAGTATCTTCGAAAGGTAATTCCTTTTATTAAATCCGAATACTATGAGGACTCTAATCAAAAAATTGTTTTTGAAGAGATTGAAAAATTTGTTCAAAAATATAATCAACCAGCAACAAAGGAAGTACTTTGTATTGAGGTAGAAAAACGAAAAGATATTAATGATACAACTTTTAGTGAGATTACAAAACTCATTAGTTATCTTGATGATGTTCCTACAGACCATGATTGGTTAGTGGATACTACTGAAAAGTGGTGTAGAGATCGTGCGATCTATTTGGCACTGATGGAATCTATTTCACTCGCAGAGGGAAAGAGTAAAGAGAAAGATCGTGATGCCATTCCTGGTATTTTATCAGAGGCTCTGGCAGTTTCTTTTGATGCTCACGTAGGACATGACTACTTACTTGATTATGAAGAAAGATATGAATCATACCACCGTGAAGAAGACAAGATCCCATTCGACCTGGAGTATTTCAACAAGATTACGAAAGGTGGTCTCCCGAATAAAACACTTAACATTGCTCTCGCTGGCACTGGTGTCGGCAAAAGTTTGTTTATGTGTCATGTTGCAGCTGCCGCACTACTGGGAGGGAAAAACGTATTATACATCACGGCTGAAATGGCTGAAGAGAAAATTGCGGAGCGAATTGATGCTAACTTACTCAATGTACCTATTCAGGAAATAACAGATCTTCCTAAATTAATGTTTGAGGAAAAGGTGACAAAACTATCGCAGAAAACTCAGGGTTCCCTTATAATTAAAGAATATCCAACTGCATCTGCACATAGTGGACACTTTAGGTCACTTCTTAATGAACTTGCACTTAAGAAATCATTTAGACCTGATATTATTTTCATTGATTACCTTAATATATGTGCTTCCGAAAGATATCGCGCTGGTAGTAATGTCAATTCATATACAGTTGTCAAAGCAATTGCTGAAGAACTTAGAGGACTCGCTGTCGAAGCAAACGTCCCTATCGTATCTGCCACCCAGACCACTCGTTCTGGTTATGGTAGCTCTGACGTTGACATTACTGACACTTCTGAATCCTTTGGTCTCCCTGCTACTGCTGATCTTATGTTTGCCCTTATTTCTACAGATGACCTTGAGGGATTAGGACAAATTATGGTTAAGCAATTGAAGAATAGATATAATGATCCAACTATTTCTAAAAGATTTGTAGTTGGTATTGATAGAGCAAAGATGCGTCTTTATGATTGTGAACAGTCTGCACAAGATGATATTCTTGACAGTGGTAAGGAAGAAGAGTATAATAACGATGAGCACAAACCAAAGAAATCATTTGAGGGGTTTAAGTTTTGAACGGATACTACTCTGTATTTGATCCAACTGGTAAAAAGATTGCTGATTGCGGTTCCATTAAAGATGCCGTTAATCTTATTGGGACAAGAGGTGATGGTCATTATTACCAATTCAAACCAATCTATGAAACAGTTGAGCTCAAACTTTTAGAAAGACCCAAACTCCCAACAAAAGATATCGTCGTCAATATGGACGGTGGTGTTGGTGGTAGTTGGGAAGAGGTAGAATATATTGAAGTAGAAGGTCAAAAACTTCCTACACAACAACTCCCCCCAGATTGCCAAGAACCATTTATCCCTGATTTTCATGACTAAAGTTGATACCGAAAAGTACCTTGAATTTGTAGAAGGAGTTACTAGTGCTCCAAGTCTTGACTGGCCAGTTCTTGCTGCTCGTCTTAGTGAACTTGAAGTTAATGGTGCAAACGTCACACAACTTCTGACTGCTGCTCTTGGACTATCTGCAGAAGCAGGTGAGTTTACTGAAGTAGTAAAGAAGATCTTCTTGCAAGGTAAACCTTATAATGAAGAGAATGTTTTCCATATGAAACGTGAACTAGGAGATATCTGTTGGTATCTTGCTCAGGCATGTATGGCACTTGATACTACCTTTGATGAGGTGATTGAGATGAATGTAGAGAAACTGAAAGCACGATATCCTGGTGGTGAGTTTGATGTTTATAGTTCTGAAAATCGTAAGGAGGGAGACCTGTGACAACTCTTTATTACAAAGGTGAAGATATTGACAGCAACCCTACAAAAATTATCAAAGTAGAAATACTTGATGAACTTGTTGAGGGTTTCCTTGAAATTTATCCAAATTGTATGAGTAAAGAAGGTGATGTCTGATGCTAACCATCACTAACTACATTGTGGCATTTTGGTCTGTAGTTGTGATGGGTTGCATCCAACCAGTCAACTGGGAAGCATGTGCTCCAGTTCATGAATGGTTACTTCCTGAATTGGAGTATGCTTGGAAACTCAAGACTGGTGAAATAGTTCCTTATCAAACTGAAAAGAACTATCTCAAGGGGTTATAGCTCAGTTGGTAGAGCGCCTGCTTTGCAAGTAGGATGTCAGGAGTTCGAGTCTCCTTAACTCCATTCTAAATACTTAGAAAGTATTACTAAAAATGGTAGATATTTCTGAAGTATTATTGACTTTAAATGAAGTTCTTCAGGGATATGAATCTGAAGTAAAACAATCTAGTGATAAATTAACGGTTCTTCAAATAAATGGAAAGGAAAGAGTAGAAATTCGTGAAGAGATAAAAGAAAAACTTGATAAAACTAGAGTAAAATATGAACAAAAACCAGTCCCCAAATCTGGATTTGATGGATTGGAAATACAAGAAAGTCCTACTTCAATTTTAAGAATTATCTTTAAAACTAAAGGTGGTGGATCTGGTGCGGGTGCAGCAGTAACTGAACTTGGAGAATCTGCACAATGTGTTTATGCAGCAGTTGCTTTTGGATTAGGTAGGCATATAACAAATTCAGATATCACCCCAGATAATGTAAAAAAGTTTGAAGATAAGTTTAGTGTTGATGGTAACCTTGATAAAATAATGAATGAAATGAATGATGAGTGGATTCAGTCTTCAATATTGGGTGCGAACGAACTTTGGGATAAATTTAAACGTCTTAAAAATGGAATAGTTTTTCATCGTGGAGACAAGACAGTAAATCATATAGAAAATCAATTTAAGAGAATAAAAAAAATAGAGGGAATTAGAATAGACATTAATAAATGGTCACCTGCAGACATATATGTAACAACTCCTAAGTATGATCCAAAATGTTTAGAAGATGAAAAATCCCTTAAAGGATTGAATCAATGTATGAATGAAAGAATTAATCCTACAGATCCAAAAATGTTTGGAGTTTCTTTGAAGAAGATGTCAGGATCTGCTTCTTTAAAAGTTTTAAATTTTGATAAAAAAGATGCAACCGAAAAAAAATTTGATAAAGTTGAAATGACTCAAGAGAGTAAGGATGTTTATATTAATTTTACTGATGGAACAAGGATACAATTTAGAGGATTTTCTGGTGATTCATTATCTGGTTGGCAAGGAGAAGTGAAAGGATCTAAGGCAAACCAAGGTAAAATTGGTGGAGGTCCAACTAATTTACTTTTAAAGATTCATGATCAAAAACTCATAGATGTTAATGTTGCATCTAAGTTAAAAAACAAATCTCAAAGAGGAACTGTAATAAGTAATTTAAAAGAAAATTTAAAATTAGTATTAAAGAACAAATACGATGAATCTGAAATCACAAAAATGCAGATAGATATGACTGAGGCAAAATTTCTTGCATGGGCATATTCAAAATCGCAAGGAATGGAACTTGCAACAATACTTAATTCTATGAATGATAATATAAGAAACCAAGTTTGTGAGGATTTTTATCTTTATGCGAACTCCCAGTCATCTATTTCTTCTCCTTATTATAAGTTGGAGTAAACACTAAATAATGTATAAGGAATACCAATATAAATGAAAAGTTTCTTTCAGTTTCTGAGTGAAGCATCTGATGCAAGTACTCAGGCTAGAAAATTAAACCTAAAGAGTGACGGACATGGTGGTTGGTTAGATTCCAGTGGTAATTTTGTTGCGACTACTGAAGATGGTAAGTTGCAGTTTGTAGATAAGAAGAAAGCAAAAAGTCAAGAAGATAAAAAAGAACAACCAAGATCACAAGCAAGACCAGAACCAACTCAAAAGAAAGTAGCAAAACCAGAAGTAGCAGCAAAAGCATCTGGTGAGAAAGGAAAGGAAGGAGAAGCTTCTGATTCTTCAGAGGAAACAATAACTGTTGTATTTGGTAGATTTAATCCACCAACTGTTGGTCATGGAAAACTTTTAAGTGCTGCTAAGAAAGCAGCAGCAGGTGGTGATTTAGCAATTTATCCATCCAGAACTCAAGATCCAAAGAAGAATCCATTGGATCCTGATATGAAGATTTCTTTTATGAAAAAGATGTTCCCTGATTATTCAGAGGATATTATCAATGACTCTGAAATGAAATCCATTTTTAATGTTCTTGGTGCAGCAGCTGAAGGTGGATATAAGAATGTCAATATTGTTGTAGGGTCTGATCGTCAATCTGAATTTGATAATTTGGCACAAAAGTATAATGGAGACTTGTATAATTTTGAAATGATTAATGTAATCTCTGCTGGAGTTCGTGATGCAGATTCTTCAGGTGTAGAAGGAATGTCTGCATCTAAGATGAGAAAAGCAGTTGTTGATGATGACTTTGCTGCATTCCGAAAAGGAACACCAAAGGAACTTGATGATGGTGATACTACAGCACTGTTTGATGCAGTTCGTTCTGGAATGGGAGTTAAGAAAAAGAAAGAAGTTAAAGAGATGTGGGAGATTGCACCTAAGTATGATCCCAAAGGTTTAAGAGATAATTATATTTCTGGCAACATCTTTAATCTTGGTGATATTGTTGAGAATTTAAATACTGGTTTAATTGGTGAAATTGTTCGTCGTGGAACTAATCACCTTATTTGTGTGACTAAAGAAAATTATATGTTTAAGTCTTGGATACGTGATGTAATGGAAGCGGTGACAAACTATCCAGGTCCATCTGGAGTTCCTTCTGATCAAAGACTTGTTGGAACAGATTCTCATCGTGATTATGCAATGAGACTTACAGGTACTTCTGGTATAAAGAATTTCATAAATAAGTATAAGAAAAAGAAGTCGTAGTATTCCAATGTCTGAAATTCATTTGAGTGATCTCTCGAAAATCTATAAAGAACAGATTGTAGAAAAGAAGGATGATTCATATCTTGAACCTGATATGAAGAAACGTCAGAAAAATAATGAGAAGGCACGTAAGGAACTTGCCAAGGGTCCTCAAATGAAGAACCCTCACTTTGAAGAGAAGCAGAAAGAATCGGATATTGCAAAATCTCTTGCTGATGCATATAAAGCAGTTCATGAAGTTGAAATTGAAGAAGCAGAAAAGAGAATTAAGGCAAAGGGTTCTGATAAGAGTATGAAAATCGTGCCTGACGCTGGCCCTGCTTACTACAAGAAATCCAAAAATTTTGTGAAGTATAAAGAAGAAGTTGAGGATGTATCTGAAGCAGATTCTTTAGCAGCAATGGCAGCACGTCGTGAGAAGAGATTGGTGGCACAAAGAAAGAAGATGGGCAAGACTGCTGGTGGACATGACTTTGGTCATGACTATGGCGCTACTGCTGCCGTCCGTAAGAAGAGACAGGATGATGACTATGAAGCCGCAATGGGTAGGAAACCTTCTCCTAAGAATGAAGCACTTGATCCTGTAGGACAGGAAGATGGTGATATTGACAATGATGGAGACAAGGATAAGTCTGATAAGTATCTTGCCAAACGCCGTAAGGCAATTGGTAAGGCCATCAAAGGTAAGATGAAGAAAGAGGATTTCATCCCTGAAGTTATGTCAGATAGTATGGATGACAAACCCATCAAGGAAAAGAAAGTAAAGAACGTTATTAAGGTTAATCCTAAACTAGGTGAATCTGTAGAGGAAATTGGTGGTGAACTAATTGAAGCAATTGAAATATTTGATATTCTTGAAGAGATTACAGATCAGGAACTGAGATTTGTTTCTGATCGAATGATCGATGAGGTTGTAGAAGAATTCTTTATTGAAGCAGCAGAGCAAGATGAAGATCTTGAAGTTCTGCAGCAAAATCTCTGTGAGTCGATTGATCTGTCAATCAGTCTTCTGCTGGAGCAAGATGCTGGTGCTGAAGCACGTAATCGTTTAGGCAATGGTCCTTCCAGAGCATCTGTCATGGACAGAGTAAAGTCTGCTGTTAAGAAGGGTGCTAAGGTAGCACGTAAAGCAGTAGTCAAAGGTTCTGAAGTTGCTGGTAAAGTAGTAGGAGATGCTAAGAATCTTGCAAAAGATATGGGCAGTGCTGCTAAGAAGGGATATCAGTCAACACAGTCTGGATCTTCTGATTCCTCATCCTCTTCTGATTCCTCATCCTCTTCTGATTCTGGATCATCTTCTGCTCCCAAGAAACCAGGACTGCTCAGTAGGATTGGTGCTAAACTCAAGAGAGGTATTGGTAAAGCAGCAAGAGCAGTATCTAGAGGTTCTAGAAACTTAGCACGTAAGATGGATGAAGAAAATCTCAATGAAAGAGGTGATTACTGGAATCCTGATCCTGACAAAGACAAGAAACTTGGTGGACCTGGTGCTAACCAACGTGCTCGCGAAGATAGTGCTTCAGCATCTAAACCAAAATCAGACCCTAAGAAATTGAGGCCAGGTGAGTCCTACATGGATTGGGGCAAACGCCAAAAAGCAAATAAAATGAAAGAGGAAGTTGAAGTTGATGAAGCAGAAAAACCTTATCCTTATGGTAAAGTAGGTGATAAGCTTCGCAAAGTTGCAGGTGAACGTGATGCTGAAACCGATTTAAAGAAGAAAAATAAACTTGCATCCCGATTCTCTAAAATTAAGGGAGAGTATGATCTTCCCGAGGCAATGATGGCAGGTCCTCGTAAGGATGCCATGAAGAAGAAAGAATACGGTGCTAAGAGTGGAAGTGATCGTGCTACTGCTTTTAACATTGGTACTCGTCGTGATATTTCTGTCAGTGACCCAAAAATTAAGAGTCGTGGTGGTCGCACTGATAAGAGAACTGGTGAAGGTGATAGAGGCATGGGCAATGCTGCCAAGCGTCGTATGAAAGAAGATGCATCAATGTCTCCTCAAGAAATTCAGTTGCAAAAAAAGAAAGCAATGTTGGATAGAATGATTGCTCAAAGAAGGCAGCAGGGATTGACCAAGGCAAAAGCAACTGAATCACCTGCTAAAGCAGTGGGTGAAGCAACCGAAGATTCTCTGAGAGACCGTCGCATGGAGCGTGGTGGTGTTGACGGAAACAACCGTTATGATAAAGCACCTGGTAAACCAAATACATTTGGTAAGAAACCTGGTCAAAAATATGATGGTATGTCTGCACTTGAGAAAGTAAAGGCAAATATTCGTGCCAAGCATGGTCAGGGTGCTATTAAAGAAGATGCCAAGATGGCTAAGCAGTCAGATGAGAAACTGGCAGCATTGCATAAGCAAGTAAGTGGTAGTGATCAGAGTCTTCCTTCTAATCAATTTATGATGAAAAGAGTGACGAAGGAGATGAATCGCAGAAAGAAACCAACTTGATATGCCAGCAGTATCTAAAGCACAGCAAAGGTTTATGGGTATGGTTTATGCCACCAAGAAAGGTGACATGACCAACCCTTCACCTGAGGTTGCTCAAGCAGCAGCATCTATGAAGAAGAGTGATGCGAAAGACTTTGCATCAACTAAGCATAAGAAACTCCCTGAGAAGAAGGTTGCAAAAGAAGCAACTGATTTCTCACAGAGAGATAAGATTATGAAGAAAGCAAAACCTCTTCATAAACATCTATATAACAGACTTCACAAGAAAGACACATCTGGTGATGTAAATGAAAGAATTGATTATGCTGACTCTAAGCAAATGAAAAAATATGCTGATGAGAAAAACAAGCATAAACAGCAGGATATGAGAATGAAGTTTGGTAAGTTTTCCAAACGTGCCGAAGAGGCAAGAGATCGTTTACGTCCTGGTGAAGTAAAACGTTATGACAAAAAATTAGGACGATACGTTTCTAACAAAGAGTGACGATATATAGTATTAACAATTGAGGTTTACTATGCTTACTTTTTTACTTCCATTAGCAGCAAAAATTATCAAAGATGCTGTCGCAAACATTCCTGAAAATGAAGAACTGGGTGAGAAAATGGTTGAGATTTGTCTTGTTATTCTTTCTAAGGCAGTTAAGCTGACCAAGACTGATATGGACGATCAACTTTTAGAGGTTGTAACAAAAGCAATTGCTGCTCGTGAGGGTGAGTAATTTATAAATACCTTATAGCAAATAAATTAATCAAGAGAGAGAAACATGGCACTCTGGGGAAATAATGATAACCTGAATTCTTCGGGTACTGTAGCATTTAATTATGGAAATAATACTGTAACTGGAACTTCAACCAGGTTTGGAATCGGTGCTACTAGCGGTGTTGGTCATACTGAGGCACAGATTGGTGATGTTATTAGATTTGGTGATAAATCTGGCACGTATTTTGGTGATGCCGTAATTAAGGGAATTACTAGTACGACAGTCCTAAGTATTGCATCAACTGCTGGTTTGGATGGTAATGCTATTAGTGGTGTTCAATATCTAATCAGTACGCTTCCAAAATCCAGTATCTTAGATAGTTCTTATGGAGATCGTTTAGATACGGATGAAGAACTGAAGAGAGTATTTAATATGACTATTGGATTGACTACTAATGTATCTATTGGTAGTTCTATGCTTCCAATTAATATTTCACAAACTGATAATAATGGTAATCAGTTTAGTAACGTAGTTAGTGCTGGTGATTTTGTTACAATTAATAGTGTAAACATTCCAATAAAATCAATTGGATCGGCAACAGTTGTTACGACACAAGCCTCTGCTGTTGGATTTAAGACAGTCTTTGTTAATGCAACCAGAGATGTTGCTGGACCAGATGTTGCTGGTAATGTCGATGTTGCTGGTAATGCTGCAAGCAATTCAATTGCTCCAAACGGCGTTGGAAGAACTTCAATTACCTTAGTTAACCCTCTTACTAATTCAGTTGGTGTTAATGCTTTAGTTACTTTTACTGATCTTTTCACCGTTGGACTTGGAGCAACAGTTAGTGCCGGACTTGCTACTGCTGCTATCCTTAATGTTGATAGATTCCAGGCTGGCTATGACAAGTATGTCTATGGTGTTTCTAGTTCCGGACTTGCTACTGCTACAGCATTTGCTGTTCCACATGCTGGATGGGTTGGTGTTCACACATATAGAGACCAGCATGGTAACTTTAGAGTCAAGAGTGAAGTTCTAGTTGCTATGTCTGGTATTCAGACTGGTAATACTCCTGTATATCCACCTGCATAATTTGATGTATGATATTCAATGAATTGAATGAGGATAATTTCCTTTTGTTTGCTATTAAACATTATGAAAATCCTCAAGCAGTAACAAAAGAAGATTTTGATAGGGATTTAAACCATTTCAAATATATTAAAAGATTATTGAAACGGTATAAGAATTCGGGTCAACTTAAGACCCATCTTCTTTTAAATCATTTTATTATTCTTTATAATATTTTTGGTGAAGCAACTACTCCAATGCTCTTTTTTAAAATTGAAGAGGACTTATGGTCTGCCATGAAAAGTTTTATTATTTTTCTTGGCAGATTTCCTGAATATCCTCAATCTGATATTCATGATATTCAAGTTGATTTATTATGTTTGTCTGAACTTTACAAAATCTATAATGCAAAATAAATCTATTAATAAAATATTAGGTATTGTTCGTTCGCATCTCAATGAGCAACCAACTAATAATATTAGTGGTGGCAAGATTGCAGGTTCTGTAGAAGCAGGTGATGATCCTCCAGTAAGATTAAAGAAGAAGAAATATATCTATATGAAGGGTGTAAGAAAAACTTGGACTCCTGAAAAGAATGGATAACGTGAAAGTTGCTATCTTAGAAGAAAGACTTGGTAACTTCGAACAGTTGGTTACTCGTTTAGATTCTGCGATTGAAAAGATTGCAGAGGTAAATAATAACGTAAGTAGGATGCTTGCGGTACATGAGGAAAGATTATCAAAACAAGAAGACATTGACGCGGTATTGTTTGATAAAATCGACAAACTCCGTGATAAAATGGACGCAGATCATGACAGTGTTACTAAACGACTATCATTACTAGAGAAAAAACTCTGGATTGGTATGGGAGCACTAGCAGCAATTCTTGTTATAACAAATCCACAAGCAATCAGAACCCTGAAACCATTGATTTCTTCTACAGAGAGTGCTATACTGTCACCAGTGGTAGCCTCTGTGAATGAATCATATTGATTCAAAATTTATCAATCTTATATCTCCAAAACTGCAGAAGTTTAAAAGAGTAAAGTCAGATCTGTACAACTTTCGTTGTCCTATCTGCGGAGATTCTAAGAAGAATAAGTCAAAGATGAGAGGGTATCTCTATGCAATGAAGGCAGATGTGAACTTTAAATGTCACAACTGCGGTTCCTCTATGACCTTTAGTAGTTTCATAAAACATTTAGATCCTGTAATTCATAAGCAATATGTTTTTGAAAGATTTAAACAAGGAACTACTGGTAGAGCAACTGTAGTAGAGGAACCTAAGTTTCACTTTGAGGCTCCTAAATTTAAAACAAAGATTAAATTACCAAAGGCATCAGAGAATCCCAGTGCAGATGGATATCTAACTGCAAGAAAACTTGACTCTACTCAATTTTATTATGCTGAACAGTTTAAGAAATTTGTAAATACACTTAAACCAACTTTTGATGATACTAGGTATGACGAAGAGAGGATTATTATACCTCTTTATTATGAAAAGAACTTAATTGGATTGCAGGGGAGATCTCTAGGTCCGAGTAAGGTTAAATATATCACGGTAATGATTAACGATGACGCACCAAAAATCTATGGACTCGATAACATCAGAAAGGATGCTCCAGTCTATATCACAGAAGGACCTTTTGACAGCACGTTCATTCGCAACTCGATTGCTATGTGCGGAGCTGATGCTAATGTTGATCGTTGGGGCATCAGCAATCCTGTTTGGATATATGATAACGAACCCAGGAACATTGAAATCGTCCGGAGAATTGGAAACACTATCGATAGTGGCGACTCCGTAATCATTTGGCCTGAAAGCATAGATGATAAGGATATAAATGATATGGTGATGTCTGGACTGGATGTGCAGTCTGTGATAGAATCAAACACATATTCTGGTTTAGAAGCAAAACTTAAGTTTAACACTTGGAAAAAAATATGAGCAACGGCACTAAAGTTAAAAAAAGAGATGGCAGAATTGAATCTCTTGATCTTGATAAGATGCATTTGATGGTTGAAGAAGCAACTACAGGTCTTGCAGGAGTTTCTGCAAGTCAAGTTGAGATGAAATCTGGTATCCAATTTTATGATGGAATTACTACTGGAGAAATCCAAGAGATTTTGATTAAGTCTGCGAGTGACTTAATTGATTTAGATCATCCTAACTATCAATTCGTTGCTGCAAGACTTCTTCTTTTTTCTGTAAGGAAAAGTTTATATGGAAAGATACGTCAGATGCCTGCATTAGAAACTCATATTATGAGTTGTACTAATTCTGATGTGTATGATAAGAGCATCTTCAATAAGTATTCAAAGGAAGAAATTGATAAAGCAAATTCTTTTATTGATCATGATCGCGACTTCACCTTCACGTATGCTGGTCTAAGACAGGTTGTGGATAAATACCTAGTACAAGACAGAAGCAACGGCGGAGTTTATGAAACTCCTCAGTTCATGTATATCATGATTGCCTTGACTATCTTTGCGGAATATTCCAAAGATACAAGAATGTTATATGTAAAAAGGTATTATGACGCAATCTCGAAACACAAACTCA